GAATACTTTGTACGTTCAAAACCTTTACTACTTCTGCGTTTCTAGTTGGATCATTCTCCCAATCTCTGATTGACAGTAATCCAGCCTCTGCATTAAGTATCAAGACTTTGCCAGGACAAGTTATTGAGGTCCTAGTTTTACCGTTGCCGGTGTCCCCATAAATTAATATTTTCAACCCCTGATCCAGTATGGTATCAAAGGGATCCATAAGTACATTTTCAGCCATATTATTATCCTCTAATATTTATAAAATTGCTTTATTGTAATTTATAGATTACCATAAGTAAATAACTATTTTTCGGAGGAGTAACTTGGAAACAAATAATAATGTAGAATGGTTAGCTAATTATTATTTTAGGACTAAACAATTAGCAACATTAGAACTTAAAACATTAGAGAAAAGAAATATAACACCAAAGATAAGAGACAGGAAAGTGGAACGCTATACATTACCACAATACATAAAATTTTTAGGACACGCTAAGGCAGCCGAATTATTCAATTGTTCTGTTTCTACTATAAAAGCCTGGAGATATGGATATCGTTTGCCATCAATACCGCAAGCAAAAAATATAATCAGAGCAACAGAGGGCAGGTTAGATTTTGAATCTATTTACGGTAATTTAAAGGACATAATTGAAAATACAGAATAAATGTTTCAGCTTAAGTTTTCAGAGAATGATTCTTCTCTTGATCTTGCTTTAGGCTATTATGATGAAGGCTACAACGTAGTCCCTTTACAACGTTCAAATAAAAAACCGCCTCCTTTCTTAAAAGGGTGGGATCAATATAAGAAGAAAAGACCAGAACGCAAACTGGTACAGAAGTGGTTCAAAGACCGCGATAATCTAGTAGTAGCTTTGATGTGTGGTGAATTTATAGTGGTTGACGCTGATTCGCCAGAAGCTATGACTTGGGTAGAGAAAAACTTACCTGTAACACCCTTCAAAGTCGTTACCGGTAAGGGTATGCACTACTACTATAATAACCCTCAACATTACACTACGTTTGCTACCAGAAGGACCAATGACACGCCTATAGAAAGACTAATAGACATAAGGGGCGAAGGAGGTCTAATTATTGCACCTTGGAACCGCCATGCAAACGGACAGATATACAGACCACAAACTTTTCCCGATTGGAAAGTCTATGACGTGACCGATCTTCCAGACTTTACAGAAGAGGAGTATTACAAGATTACAGGAGCCACAAAGAACGACGAAAAGCACCAAGCTATTCCTTTTACTTTAGACGGTGTAAACGAAGGTTCGCGTAACGATCAGGCAGCAAGAATGTCAGGATACTTGATATCTAAAAATTTAAATATGGATTTCATTAAATTCTTTATGCAGTCTTGGAACAGGCAAAACAGTCCGCCCTTGTCTCAAAGAGAAATAAACTCTGTTGTTGATAACGTAAAAAGAACACACGATAGAAAAAATAAAAAAGCACCTGCCTTTGTGCAAGCTGCTGAAGAAATAAAACAGCCTGTTGATTTGTTCAAACCGCCTGGCTTATTAAAAGAAATGTTTGATTTTTGTGAAGAGATAGCACAAGTGCCACAACCAGAACTCTCTTTGATTGGATCCTTAGCTTTAGCATCTGTTGCCTGTGGCAGACTTTATCGTACTGATATGAATAATTTTTCTTCGCTTTACTTTATGGGTATTGCTAAATCAGGTCAGGGTAAAGAAAACATCAAAACTTTTATAGAGTCGGTCCTTAATTCATCTAGCCATGCATCTTTAGTAGTGGGTGATGGATACACTTCTAGTGGGGCAGTACACTCTATATTGCGTCTGAGACCCACACAAATCACGATTATGGACGAGTTTGGTAAACGCTTGGAGGCTATAAGCAGTCAGCAAAACTTTAACAGAGAGGACGGTATACAGACGCTTATGGAGGCTTGGGGCAGATGTCACGGTGTACTAAGGCCTGATAATTACTCTTTAATGAGTATTCCTGACCAATATAAAGAACAAAGCATCAACCGTCTCACTTATAAACCTGCAATTACCTTAGTTGGATTATCTGTACCAAAAAACTTTTACAAAGCATTAAATAGCGGAAGAATACAAGACGGTTTTCTAAACAGATTTTTAGTTGTGGAATCAACAGAACCCAGAAGAGTAGGCAGTCTTAAGAAGTTTAAAAAAGCACCAAGTAACTTAATTGATTGGGTTAACTATGTGCGTAGACCAAGAACCAACTTAGGTGATTTGCAAAGAGATAACGCAGAGTTTGATTTACAACAAACCGTCTTGAGGTTTGATAAAGAGTCACAAAGTCTCCTGCAGGATTTTGCTGCTGAGATAGTCAAAAGACAGGACGTGCTAGAAAAAGATAATCTAGAACCTTTGCTGTCTAGATCAAGAGAAAAGGCTATGCGTCTTTCTTTATCCGCAACCTTAGCCACCCATATAGATTCTGAAACAATACCAGGAGACATTACTAAATGGTGTATAGATTTTGTTAGATACTATGATTCTTTGTTTATTGAAGCATGCAGAGACAAGGTTGCCTCTTCAGCTACAGAGTCAAAGATCAAACAGGTGTTGTCTTACATAAGGTCCAGAGGAGAAGAAGGCATATCGAAAAGAGACGTAGATAGACACGAATTGTTTAGAAGCATGAAGTCATACGAAGTCAAAGAGATTATAGAACGACTTAAAAATTCAAGAGAAATACAGGAGACGGAAGTAAAAGTAGGCGGTAAAGGTAGACCAACAAAAAGATTTGTTGCCGTAGATCCTACTTTCTTTGAAGAATAATGAAGATAGATAAAAAAGCCCTACACGAAGCGACTGTAGATACGACCTTAGCTTTACCTATTAATTGGTTCTTATCTTTTTTTGTTTTACAAATTTTATTGTGGTTGGATTTCCAATCAGCATTTTTTCTTTCACTTATACAGGTAATTGTTTTAACAATATTTTCAGTAATCAGAAAGTATTTTATTAGAGTTAATTTTAAAAGGAGAGCTTATGAAAACACCAAGCTTAGAAACCAGAGACGATCAAAAGCGTGAAGAACGCGTGGCCGGATTTCTTGAAGGATTATGGGGGGTAAGTTGTCATAAATTACCTACTAATTATTCAATAGACTTTTGGATAGAATCGGCAGAAAAAAGTTATTGGTGCGAGGTAAAATGCAGGAGTTTTGCAGCAACAAAATACGATACTTTTATACTGTCGGGTAACAAGCTGCGTAAAGGTGCTTCTTACGCCGTTAGCACGAATATACCGTTCATAATTGTTTATGCTATGACGGACAGCGTTTGGTATCATCAATGGGTCCCAGAGCACGTTTATGACGTCAGAATGAACGTAAATGAGACCCCTACTTACGAAGAAGATAACGAACCGTATATTCACATACCAAAAAGCATGATGACGTGCTTGTCAGATAAGCCGCTGGGTATGGATAGAAATGAAATAGGGTTGCTCTAAATTATACGTCTGCCAGATAAAGCTTCGGCTAAAGCTAAGCGTTCAGGACTTATCTCTGTTTGTTGGACAGGGTTGACGTCAGGAAGCTCAATAGAAACTGTCGGAGGCGATATAGCCCTTCTAATTTCATTTTGCGTATTAATAATATCTGATTTATTTGCATCCAATATTTCTTTCAGTTGGGCCGCAGCCTCTTGTGTCTCTTCAGATTGTATAATGTTGTCGACTTGGTCGGACACACCTTCAAACAACCCGCCAGACCCTTCGGCTATGCCTTGCGCTGTAGCATTTCTTATAGCAACCGCAAAAGCGTCTAATACTTTCATAACGCTACCTTTGTCAGTTTTAGCTAGATTTCCTACTATTAATGGATTTGACATTACCTCTCTAAAAACAGCAAGGCCTGCAACAGTAGGCAGCATAGCCAAGTTAAAAGCATTTACGGCTATACCGGCAGCGATAAGAGTACCTGCCGCACCCCCAGTACCTACTTCACCAGCGGTGAAAATATCTATACTTTTTTGAAAGTCGCGCAGCCCTCTTGCTACTTGAGTACCAAACATTTCATTAAGGGTTTCGTCTCCATAAGAATCTAAAGCGCTTTTTAAGTTACCGGGCTTGAATATATCTACTATATTGCCCTTGCCGTTGAAATCTACAGAGTTTTTCAAAAGCTTTGTCATACTGGCGTTTTGTATCTGTCCAAAAACTTCTGGACTTACTGTGTCCTTAAGTATTTTTATGTTTGATGCAGAGTTTGGTCTAAATATAATGTCTGTAGTTTCTTCAACCGTTCTGTTGGGTAAATCTCTGAATAAAGCATTTTGTTCTCTCTTAGCAAGTTCTTCTGAGGCTTGAGAAAGGGCGCTTAATTTTTCAATAAATTCTTTGCCTGGTTCTGTTTTTACTAAACCTGTTTCGCTTTTGTTTATATCGTCAATAAGATTTTTCATCTCTCTTGGTTTTAAGTTTGGTTTTAATCTATTAATTTGCTCTAAAGTTTCTCTTAGTAAAGTAGCTGAATTAGACCCAGCTTGGTTTGTAAAAATTAAATCTAATTTTCCAGGAAACTTTCTTTCAAAATTTAAAATTTCTTTGGAAAACACATGAAAATCAAAAATTCCGGTTACGGGATCTTCTGCTTCCAAGGCTGCATCTTTAAAAAGTCTCTGAGCAATAGAATTTTTTATGAACTGTGTCCTGTCTCCTGACTGCCCTTTGATATTTATTAAATATTTATCGTAGTCTTTTGTCGCTTGAAACAATGCAGATAAATCTCCTTTTGTACCATCTATGATAAATTTATCGTAAATCTCATCAGGATCAAAACTACCGATTTTAGCTTGATCTTTTATTTGTTTTACCTTTGTTTGATTGAATGGTGATATCCTTGCTCTATATTCTTGATTTATTTTTCTTAGATTTTTAATTTGTTTTGTAAAATCTACTACCACTTCAGTGGGTAAATCTGGGCTTTCTTTAAGTAATATATTTGGATCCTCTATCGCTTTGAAAAAATCTACCAATTCTTTTTCAGCTTTATGTGCCGCGTTGTTTGCCAAACCTTTATTTTCAGGTAAAGAGTTTTTTAGTCTTAATGTTGAAAGAGTGCTTCTTACTGTACCTAAATTTAAAGTTCCTTGATCAATTTCTTTCAAAAATTCATCTGCAACTTTAGGTATAGCATTTATGAATTGCACTGGTGCATCATCATCAGGAACTATACCCTTTTTTAAAAATTTATCTCTTTTTTTGGCTTTTTCAATATGCCTTTTCATGTTTTGTAGATAAGGTTTTAGAGTTTTGCCTAGAGCATTTTGTATTTTTCTATTTACTGCAGGGTCGTTGCTAATATTATTCAATAGCTCGTCTATACCAACGTATTTCTTTTCAAATTGTTCTTGTATTGATGTGTAAGCTTCTTGTAAGGTTTCTCCAATCTGCTTGTGTATTGTAGATTTAGCAGGGGCTCCTGATGCAAGGCCCATATCTGTAATGTTTTCTGCAGTTTCGTCCAAGAGTTTTACTAAAGACTGTGTTACATCCGCTTCTTGTGCTCTAAGCGTTCGCAAAGTTGCATCTAAACTTTCATCAAGAGATCCTTTGACGGCCTCTGATATATATTCATCAAAAGTTTCTGTTTCTAAATTTATTTTTTTCTTTAGGTTGTTAAGCTCATCAAATAAGAATCTAGTTGTTTGAATCTGCCTTTTATTGCCGAAAACTTGCTCTGCTACGGCCTGCCCTCTACCCACCAATTTTCTATTAAGAGCGCTTTGTGAAGGTATAGCCTTGCCTGATAGTATAGAGACCTCTCCGTTTTTTATGGCTCTTCTTATTTCTTTTTCTGTTGCCTCTCGCCCCAATCTTCGATCTAAAGCTTGAATGTCAACTCCTGAGCGGCCTAAAGTCCCTTGTCGATAAAGTCGTATATCGTCAAAAGGTTTTTGTTTTCCCAAAAGCAAATTGAAACCAACGCCTAAAAGCTCACCAACACCTTGCGCTATACCGCCTAAAAAGAACTCGCCGGTCAGAAGTTCTGTAACTTCTTTTTGATTCTGAAGTTGTAAACCTGCGTTTGCATCTGCAAGCTCCTCTGCGCCTTTACCGGTGGCTGATCCAATGGCAGATTGCAATACTCTTTGAGCTCTAGGGTTGCCTAAAATTAATTTGGCAATATTACCAACTCTAGCAGCTGGCGATAAAAAGGTTATGGCACCCGCAATAGGACCAACGATACCTGAAAGATCAGCCAGATCTCCACTTGCATCAAAACTTCTTTCATCTATAACAATATTTTTTGGCAATTGTGTGCCATCTGATAGTTGTTGATATTGTTTTAAATCAGCTAAACCTAGTTTGTCCAAACCAGAGTGCGTCAAAGCTAAATTATCTTTACTGTCCCTTGTGAAACCATTTGAACCAACTTTGGATGTAAGCAAAACATCCTGCTCTTCCCTAGTTTCCATTCTGCCTAACAAGGATCGCAATCCTTGAACATTCGGTACACCAGTTTCATAATCAAAAGCTAATTGATCGTAGTATTGACCTGCGGCTTTTGTTGCAATTTTTGTTTTGACCAAAGCAGCTGCTTCTTGAGGCGTATCAGCCTCTTGTTGCACGACAACTCCGTCGGCTATTTGTATTTGATAGATGGGCATATCAAACTTTCTTTCCGGCTAGATTAAATACACTACCTTGATCTCTTGGTGTAATTGATCGGTTGAATTGTCCCATATCAATATTTCCAGATGTTAAAAATTCTAACAGAGCTGGATTTGATCTAAGATATCCAATTCCGCCTTCGTCTTGAAGAAAAGAACTTTGTGTCCTTATTTTGTTTGCTCTTTGCGAAACACCTCTGAGTAATTGATCTTTAGTAATATTCAACTGTTTGATAGTTTCAGCGTTTGTAGTTAGGACTGTTATTTTCCCTACTAAACGATTAACCAAATCCCTATCAACATTCGATATAGTTTTACCTGATTCTCCTAAAATATCTCTAATATTTCTTTGTGCTATTTGATTAAGTAAAACTAAAACTTGTGTTCGTTGGCTTAAGTCTTGAAACTTTTTACCGCCTGGGTCAGACTGACCTTTTGTATTAAATAAACTGGCTCCTACGTCAAAACCTCTGTCTATCAAAGCCGGTATGCTCGTTACAGAATCTTGTTCTAGTATTGCTAAAGCTTGGTTAATCAACTCTATAGTGTCAGCGTTCCTTTCAATTTGGGATAATTCATCTCCCATTTCAACTGCAGTATCAACAAGTTTCTTTTTCATGCTGTCGCTTGGTCCAGTGTCAGTTCCAGCCGTTTCAAGTATTTGTTCGCGTAAAAATTCTGTAGCATCTTTTAGTTCTTCCTCTTCCTCTTGCGCTGAAGCGATAATTCCACGCGCTAATCCAGGACCCATCTGTCCAGTCAGAACAAGTTGTTCTCCTATATTTTTTATAACCCTTTTGAATTCTGGACTGGTAAAGAAACCTTCTCTGGGAACATCTGCTTTAGTTTCTGCGGTTTCCTCTTGCCTTCTTCTGATATTGATCGTACCTGGTTCTTGGAAGGTCGTTTTAGCTATTTCTTCTAAATCCTTTGCCTCATCATCAATTACAAATCTTGGATCTACCACTTCAGGAGTGCTAATGACCTTAGTTTCATCTATAGGAGTTTCAACTATGGGTGCTGGTTTAGGATCGTCAAGGTTTGTAATTGTTTTAATGTCCTCTTCTCTTTTTTGTTCTTCTTCTTGTAAAGCTTTGATAGCTGGGTTTAAATCTGCAAACTCTCTAATATCATCCGTAGTCACGCCTGGTTTTAATTGATAAGTAGTTTCAATAGCAGATGCTTCATAAAGCCCTGGTATAAACTTTGCTCTATTTTCTGCCAATTCGTCTCTACTTATTTTACGTCGATCAAAAAATCTTGCGATAGGTCTGGTACCGATTTCGATATCACCTATACCATAAGAGGGAATTGGTATAGTACCTGATCTTAAAAAAGGTGCCAAAGACCCTAAAGTTGAAGCCCCAAATGAAGCAGCATCTCCAGCTAAATTTAAAACCTGTCTTTGTGTGTTTAAAATAGCTGCTATTGGATCCTCACCTCCTAGCTGTGTAAGATCATTTCTTTTATAGTCTTCAAAAACCTTGCTTACTTCTGAGCCCAAACGGGTTCCTGGAGCATTTAATATTGTGTAAACTTCACCTCCGCCAATAATATTGTTATCTAATAAATCTTTTAAATTTGTGGGAAAAATGTACTTTTGACCGTTTATGATTGCCTCATTAGGACCTAAAGGTAGACTTGAAGTTTCTGATCTAGGGTCTACAAAAATAGAGCTATCGGGTAAATCTTGAGGTATTGCGGGCGCATCAGTCAAACTGCCTAAACCAGTATCTAAATCAAGTGTAGGTAGTGTTGAAGTGTCAGGTTGAGTGAAAGGATCAACGTTTACGTTAATATCTGGCTTCGGCACTTGAAATTGTGGATTTACTATGCCGCCAGCATCAGCAACTATTCTTTCTACATCAGCAAAAGAGACGCTGCCTCCTAGCGCATCAAAAATTTGTTGCGCTGAAAAACCTTGCCTTACTAACTCATTTATAGCGGTTTGTTCTGCAAACCCACCGTTAGCAAAAAGCCTGCGGTCTCTAATTGCCATTATCT